CGCCTTCATAATCATCATTTAAATAAGCAACTAATGAAACTACACAGTTGTAAGAAAATCCATGGTCAGCATGCTCCATAAAATGCTTTCCTTCTTCATATTTAATAAAATTCATTGCTTCCCAATATCTAAGTTCAGATATATTATGGTCAGCTCTGTAATCATTTACGCTAGGAAGCATAGCGTCATACGCGTCTTGCCAAATTTGTTTAAGCTCATTTGCACCCGTAGATTCATCGCCTTTTAAACCATCTTTATTAAATTTAAAATCTACACAATCTCTATATTCGGGCATTTTTTGTTGGTAGCCTACCAAAGCTTCTGCCCAGTTATATTGATGCTCATTTACATCAGACAAAACTGACTCAAGACGAGATTGTAGATTTAAATTTTGGTTTAAAACATCTCTATAAACAGTTATTCCTGGACCAAGAGATTCTTTTTTTGTCCAAATGCTATTGCTCATAATTCTCCAATTTAATATTATCTTTGTTTAATATTGTGAGTTAGTATACCATCTCCATAAAATAAGCCATTAGGTCCAGCAGTAAGCATTACGACATCTATAGGCTTTTCAACAAGCTGTATAGAGCGTATTGTAATAATATTATTGTCTATATTAACAAAAGTATCTCCAACTTGAACATCTTTCATTAACATAAACTGCCACACACCATCGCGTCCAATAAACATCCAGTGTTCCCAAGATAGTTTATATTGGTCATTTGTAATGTAATAAAAAGGTTCAGTCACTCTTTTAACATATAAAACGTTAGTTGATGTAAGGGTAATGTTATCTACTCTATCAGTAGACCATATTGAGGCTGGATACCATAGAGCGCTATTTTGTCCATTTGGATATGTTGGAACATCAGCAGACATTACAATATCACCAACATTTATATCTTCAATAAGTTTTGTTGTTTTATCCGCCATAGTAATTTGGGTTCCAACAGCCCAACATCCAAACCAGCCAAAAGAAGGGGGAAAAGATGGAGGAACGGAAAAAGTGCCCCAAGGAGAGGGAGAAAAAGAAGGGGGAAAATATGGACCAAATGATGGTGGTGCTGAATTCGTAACCGCATTTGAAGCAGCAGAGCTTACCGATGTTCCATTATCGTTTGTGGCAGTTACTGTAAATGTGTATGAAGTTCCATAAGATAGTCCTGATACAGTTATTGGAGAAGTTCCAGAAGAGGAAAGATTATCTGGGTTAGAGATTGCAGTATATGAAGTAACAGCTTTACCACTAGAATTTCCTGGTGTAAATGTTATCGAAGCTGTTGTACTTCCAGCTCCTCCAGTAGCAGTACCAATTATTGGAGCGTCTGGAACAGAGGTAGCAATAACAGGAGTAGTAGTTACTACAGGTGAAGACCCTGTAATATTTGCCGCCCTAACAGAAAACGTGTAAGAAGCATCTGCTGTTAATCCTTCTATTGTTATAGGACTAGAGACAGAGGTTGCAGTAAACCCTCCTGGTGAAGATACTGCTGTATAGCTAGTGGCAGTTCCTCCAGTATCAACTGGTGTTACTCCAATAGTTATAGCAGCATTATTAAAAGCGCGATTTGTTCCTATATCTACAGGTAGGTCAACAATTGGAGCATCTGGAGTATCTACAATTTTACGAGAAGGAATACTTATTTGTGATTTTTTATATACTTCATCTGAGGATATAGAGGTAGAAGCAGACTCTTGGTTAACATGTCTAATGCCCATTAGGAGTCCTTAAGCGCTAATATCGCCGTATAGCAACCAAGTATTAGTAGACACTTGAAGAAGCACAGCACGAGAGTATTGGGCGCGAGTTTTTAACCCAGGAGTTCCATAAACTGTTACTCCAGTATCTCCTGCAATTGTTAACTGACCAGCCCCATACTGCACTACAACAATTTTTGCTCCTACAGGAATTCCAGAAGTAGCATAGATTGGAATAGTAACGGTAGCAGCAGATGCGCTAGTAAGAATAAGAACCCGTGAATCGTCAGTAGAAGAGTCGTTGGCAGTTAAAGTGTATGAAGATGTTTTATTATTAAATACAACAAGCTGACCAGTATTTACACTAACGCTGGTAATAGTCATTAACCCAGCTCACTTCCATATACGTTAAAGGAAAGGGTGGCGCTAGAACCGTAGACTAGAATTTTGTCTCCAGTGCCTAGCGTTAATCCAAGAGTAAGAACAGTTGTATCAGAGGAAGCGACAGTAGCGCCATATATAATGTAATGTTTTGCAGCAGTTGCATTGTCACCTGCTGGGCGAACAGCGATGCGATAGCTAGCTGGTGAGGCAGCTTGATTACAGACAACAAGGGAAGAGATGATGGCTTGAGAGCCTGCTGTATAAAGAGTGCCTTCAGTTACCGCTCCAAGTGTTGCAGTAGCGACTTGACCCAAAATTTTATATGTTGTTGCCATGATACTCCTTAAAAGTAATGGTTAAATTATCGCCTATTAAGCGTTCTCTGGAGAGGTAAAACACTCCTTATTACGGGTAACCAACGCTGGGTTAACCCATATTTGGTCTTGGATAATCTCTCCCCATTCATGGGAAGTATCTACTAGTACGAATCCATGGGAAGCCATAAATTCATGCACATCCTCACTGGTTTTGTGCTCTGGGCTAACAGATGTTTTTTCCGTCTCTAGATGGAATAACTTGACGTCTTTAAGCCTATCTCCAAAGCCTTGAAGCACTTGCCATGTGTATCCTTCAGTATCTACCTTGACCACATCTATAAGTCCAGTAGGGTCTTCTTTTATTAGAAGAGTATCCATACGAGATGAAGGAACAGTTATCTCTTGAGTAATCCCATCATAAAACTCAGGTGGTGGATTTATTGAGTTTTCTTTACTCAATATAGAAGAGGTACCCAAGAGCTCAATATTATGTGTATTAACTTGATTAAAAGTTACTTCTCCATCAGAGTCTGTTATGGCGCAGCAATAAACAGCCATCCATGGGTATTGATTTTTAACCATATCAAAACAGACAGGGTTAGCATCAATAGCAATGGCTTTAGATGCTCTAAGCTCTTTAATTAGATAGTTAGCATCATTTCCATCTCGTGTTCCTACATCAATAACTAGGGTGGCTTTAGAGCCAAAATACTTTCTATAGTTAGTAATGACTGGTTCAAGAGGGTGGATATATTCAACAGTATCGTCAATGGTGCGCAAATTATTTACAATAGCTGTTCTATAAATCTGACCAATATCTTCTTCTAACAGCTCACGAAGGATATTAATTGCCTCATCTTTACGTCCTACCCACCAACCAGAAACAGCTTTCTCAAAACGAAGTACATACTCTCCTGGATAATCTACCCAGATAGGAAGTGGATTTTGTTTGTGTTGGGCAAGGGACAGTCCTACCTCAGCTGCTGTATAGGACTCTTGCCATTTACTACTGCGCTCATACCACCTAGCAAGTAAAAACCAAGATTCTGGTCTAGCAGGAAGGAAGGCAATAGCTTTTAAAAATAAATTAAGAACTGTGTTTTCACGGTTCTTTTGATTCTCAAAGCATTGAGCAGATTTAAGAAGCGACGTATATACGTAATCTGGGTGGGAGTAGTACCCATACTCGGCTGTGCGTAGGTAAAAAGAAACAGCAGAGGCTGTCTGCCCTATCCGTTCATACTCAACAGCAATATTAAAACTTAGTACAGGATTAAAAGGGTCTTTAGAAAGGGTAACAATGAGGTTATTAATGTTATTTAACATCTATAGCCTCCTTAATTAAATCTTCTACAACGCTATTAGGAACCTCTAAGACAAAGGCAGCGTTATCTTGAAAGCCAAAACTAAGAAGAAGGCTATCGTTGTACACAGCGGCCCCAGCAGCAAACTCAATTTGTCCATCTAAGAATGACCACGACTCTGGAGATACCCCTACAAGATTAAGTTCTTCATCCCATACACATAGGCGATGGCGATAGGAGCCATTTTTTTGCTTTAAATAATTATTAAATAAAACAACCTCATGGGTAACAGCTAAATAATATTTGCCCCAACGCACTAATTGAGAACCTCCACGTTGGTCAGCATTAACTACTTTGCCAGGAGTTACCTTTACTTGTGTGCACTTCTCTTCATTAGGATACGCCTGTACAACCTCTGTAGGAGATGTCCATTTAATATATTGGAAGTCCTTATCTAAAATAGGCATCCAGTTCTTTTCACAATAGGAGTTAACGTCTATAGGGGCAGGAATTCTTGTGCGAGAGACCTCTTTAGCAGTCCATTTCTTCTTATCAATCTTTAACTCTGAAAGCTCCATGCGACCTTGACCATTAGTCGTAGTATCTCTACGCACACCTGTGCCATAGTATTTTCCGCCCCATTTAACAAGGCGAGCATCTTCTAATCCTACGAATGTCCATATAGGTTTAACGTCTAATGTAGAGGTGTCAATAGGGCAATAATTAATAATGTTCATATCTTTATCTAAACGCAATAGGTAGTTGTCTGTAACTAGGCGCTGGTCTTCTTCAGGGTGTAGATAGGCTAAAGGACCCCACACGCTAGGAAAGCGCTGGTCGTTTTCTGAGTGATAAAGAGTGTAGTTAATATGGCGCAAGATACAAAGAATATCTCCATCTTCATCTATAAAGATAGAGGGGTTCATTAGTCCAGTGCCTTGAGTGATAGTGGCAGGAATAATAAGGGGCTTTAATTGACCGCCAGCTTGTACAGACTTTTGCACTAAATTCATGATGCAATATTAGCAGATTACTTTGTGATTGCTGCAATCTCATCGGCTGTTAGACCAAGAGCCGCTAGTTTAGCCTGAGCCGCAGCCTTGTCTGCTGCAACCTTTGCTGCTTCTGCATCTGCCG